GTGAAGTGCGTAGTGCTACTTTTGGTATGGCTATGTTTGGACAATCACACTTTGCTAAAGCAGTAAATGCAGAAGATAAGGCAGCATAATGAGTACAACAATAGGCGGATTAGTAGATAGAGTTTTTAGAGAATATCTTGAACCTGCTGATGATTTACAATCTTATACAGCATTAGATACAACGTTATCTTCTAGTGGTACAACGTTATCTTTTAACGGTGATTTATTAACACAAGAAGAAAAAGATGCAATGGATTCAGGAACAATTATTGAGTGTGAACAAGAACTTATGTATTGTACTGATTTAGATACTGTAAATAACAATGTTACAATTGTAAGAGGACAAAGAGGAACAACTGCAGTAGAACATGCAAATGGTTCTTTAGTTAAAATAGCACCTGTTTTTACAAGAAAAGCTGTTTTTGATTCAGTCTGTGACCAAATTAAAAATTTATTTCCAACTTTATTTGCAGTAGATACTCAATCAGTTACTACTGCTTCAGGATATACATTGATAGGAAGTTATGATTCAGTAGGAACACACAACTATATAGTTTCAATACTAAGTGCTATATCACAATATACAGATTTTAGTTCAGGTTCAGATACTACTGGTGTTAATTTTGCTCCTGTAACTTGTTCTTTAGTGGAACTTCCTAATCCATTTACATATACAGATAGTGATGGAGTATCAAGAACATTTACTTATTCAACAGGTCCTAATGTTGTACATGCAGTTCAGTTTTCAGGAATAGCAACAGGTCATACTGCTTATGTAACATTTAAAAAGAAATTTATAGAACCTACAGCAGAGTCTGATACATTAGCAACAATAGGTTTAGAGGATGAATATGAACCAATTATTATGGCAGGAGTTGCAGCACAATTAATAGCAGGTAGAGATATACCTGCAGCTACTACAGATTACATATCAGACCAGTTAGCTGTAAGTAACTATCCAGTAGGAAGTACTAATAGTGTACGAAATTCTTTACTTCAATATCAACAGTTGTTAATAAATCAATCAAGAAAATATTTAAGAGCTAAATATCCTGAAGCTGTATCTGTTGATGGGCAGGTATTTGGAATACAGGCATAATGCCTAGACTTACAACTCAAGCTGAAGTAAGTAATCCTAAAAGAAAAGGTTATGATTTTAGAGTAGATGACTTTTTATTTAGAGCAGCCGTAGGTCCTAATAGACAAATGACTATACAGTCATCAGATGTTCAAACACAAGATTTAAATGTTTCTCAAAATCCAGAAGACTTTACTAGAAACATAGGTCGTATATATTCAAGAAATAATTTCTCTGGTGGTAGTAATTTAGATATGGCTCATAAAAGGGGAATGTCTGAATTAGATACTACAAGATTTTGGGATAGTAATGGCGTAGATGTATTTACTCAAAATAAAGGAACACCTTATAGTCTTAAATTATTGTTTCAAACAGAACTAGAACAAGCATTAAGTTCTTCTGATGGAGATAATGCAATGGCAGTAGTTGGAACAACTATATATGTATCAGATGATGAAACTTTATACAAATCTACAGACGGAGGAGATACCTGGAGTACACAATCTGAAGGATTAACTGCAGGATACAACATAAAAGGATTAGCTGCACATGGAGATTTGTTATATATAACTGCAAACAATGGTTCTGCAGGAGAAATAGAATCACTTACAAGTGATGGTACTTCCACACAGAAAATGTCTGCTGCAATTTATGACAAGATATGGTCAGTAAAAGGTCAATTTATAGTAACTATTGGTAATGCAATACACCAATATGATGGTGCTACTACTGTAAGTTCTGCAATTATAACTTTGCCATCAGGACAAACATGTACAGATGTTACAGATGCAGGTGCAGTTATTCTTGCAACTGCTAGTGATGGAAGAATTTATTCTTTAAAGGATGTTAGTGGGACGTTTACAGCTAAAGGACAAACTGAACTATCAGGAGAAACACCTACTTGTATTATTGAAAATCAAGGTCAGGTATTTTATGGAACTAAAGAAACACAAACAGGCAGTAAAGTCATTGGAAGATTATATAGAGCAGAGTTAGTAACTGCAGATGATTTATATGTATTAGCAAATAACCAATTAATTAAAGAATGGAATATTGATGGTGTAGATGCTAGTCCATATAAATTAACTGCAACAAGAGATTCTATTTATACAGGTATTAAAGAATCAGGAAGCAACTCTTACTTGTGGAGATATTATTTACCTACTGCAGGTGTAGCTAGAGATTTAAAATATGGTGCTAGTGGTATAATTAAAAGTCTAACAGTAGTAAATGAAAAATTAATATCTACAGTACAAGGAAGTGGTGTTTATCAAGAGACATCTAATTATGAAACTGAAGGCTACCTCATAACAGCTAATGCAGATTTCTTTACTGCAGAGCAGAAACAATGGGTAGAAGCACAGGCAGAAACACCTGAACTACTATCAGGACAATCAGTAGAATTACACGTTACAGATGATATAGAAGGTATAACTTCTTCAACACACACAAGTTGGGATAAAGTACTTGACATTCAATCTGGAGTAGGAACTGTATCAGCACAAGTAGATAAAATATCAAGATACGGTGCTATGAAAATTGTTTTAAAATCTCAAGGTTCAAGTAATGCACCAGAAATTAATTCTATTTCTTATCGTGCATTAGCAAGACCAGAACTTGTAGTTGTACAAATACCAGTAAATATTTCTGATAGAGTTGAACGACCTTTTAGAAAACCTATAACAGTTAAAAACTTAGGTGAGACGATATATCAATCATTAAAAGACAAAGAAGGTACTCCTGTTACTTTAGAAATTTATGACCCTTCTGAAGTAATAAGAGGAGTTGTTGAATCAATACAATATCCTATACAATCAAATCCTGAAATAGGAAGCGTAACTCAATATGCTGTGATTACAATTCGTGGGACAAGACAAGAAGTTTATGGTACAGTTACTTCAGGAGATATTCTAGCAGTAAATGCTTTGGGTATTATGAGATTTGGATAAAGAAATAGTATATAATGAAAGATAGATATGACAGCACAAGAAACTAATTTAGTAAATGCTTTTGAAACTACATTAGCTGCACAGCTAGCTAGCGGTGGTACATCAATGAATTTAACTGATGACCCTGGTGTAGATTCTAAAGCATATTTCGTAATAGACCCAGATAATGACAGTAACAGAGAAGTTGTTTTATGGGCATCAGGAACTAATCATGCAGCTGCTACAGTCACAAGAGATATTGATAGTAAGCATGGAACAGACCCTACACATGCTGCAGGAACTAAAGTAAGACTTGCAGTAGTTAAACAACATTTTGAAGATATACATGACAGAGTAGATGTAATAGTTAATGCTGGTGGTACTGCAGTTAATACATCTGGAATTGTAAAAGATGAAGATAATATGGCATCAGACTCTGCATCACATCTTGCAACACAACAGTCAATAAAAGCATACGTTGATGCTAGTGGTTTAAGTTTGATTGATGAAGATGATTTTAGTACAGATAGTGCAACAAGACCACCTTCACAACAATCAGTCAAAGCATATATCGCAAATCAAGGGTTTGCTGATATTGGATTAATAATAGCACTAGGATAAGAGGAATAATATGGCAAATGTATTTAAGAACGCTTACGAAAATGGCACTACATCATTAACTGATTTAATTGGTGCATTGGATGCTAATCATGAGGCAATAGTCTTAATGCTTAGAGCAACTAATGTACATGGAACTAATGATGCAACTGTAGATGTTAGAATCGTTGATGGTGGAGGTTCAGATGACTCATATATTGCTTCTACTATGACAGTACCTGCTGACACTTCTTTAGATGTTTTAGGCACATCTAAGTTAGTATTAGAAGCTACTGATAAAATACAAGTAAAAGCATCAGCAGCATCAACTATAGAATTTTTTGCAAGTTATCTTGAAATAACAGATTAGGAGTAACCCATGTCGTATGGATATTTGGGTGATACTTCAACCAAGATAAAGCAAGTTAAGAAAAATGATGGACTTATTTCAGCTAGTGAAGCATTTGATTTAGAATCAAAAGGTCATTGGGGTGGTTCATTAGATTTAATTACAAGTGGTAGCTCTGATAACTCTGCACAAACTTTAGAATTTAATGATTGTCTAGTAGGCAATTATGATGTTTATTTAATTCAATGGAACAACTTTGTACCTGCTAATGATGAAAATACGCTTTACTTTAGATTAAAAAATGCAAGTGGCGAAATAACAAGTGGGTATCAATATGCAAATTTTTATAATACAGCAAGTGGTGGAAGTGGACAAAATGAAACTACAAGTGCAACTTATTTAAGAATAATGGGTGGTGGTGGAAGTGGTACAGGCGAACTTGCTAATGGACACATTTATATCTATGGTGCTAGTACTTCTGAAAGAACATTAGCTACTTATTCAACAACTTATATAGACCAAAATGCTACTTATAACTCAATTATGGGTGGTGGTGTTTATGATACAGCAGAAGTTTCAACAGGTGTTATGTTTAGAAGTATTAGTTCAGGTGGAACATTAGGAAATATAAGCTCACTTGATGTATCTATTTATGGTGTGAAAAAAATATGAGTAATTTAAGATTAATAAAACAAACAGCAACAGCTTCAGGAATATCAAGTGTATCTTTAACAGATGTCTTTTCTGCGGATTACGATATTTATTGTGTAACTGTTGCTCAAACAACTTATGATGTTACAAACACAGATGTTATTGCTGTAAAATTAAGATTTATAAGTGCAGGTGGCTCAATAGTTAGTGCTAGTAATTATGATAGTGCAAATATGCACATGAAAGCTGAAACAACAAAAGATGAAGATAAGTTTGAAAATGGTACTTATTCTTATTCAGGTGCAATAATTGGAAATTATGAAAATGGTGGTGGCGTTCATTGGATATATAACCCATACAATAACGATAGGTATTCATTTGTAACTTTTGAGGGTGGTGGTGGCTATGATAGTTCAAACAATAAAATGAGGTCGCAAAAAGGTATAGGCATATTAAAACAAACTGCGAGTATGACAGGTGTAAATTTTTATTCTTCTAATACTTCTAATACATTTTCTGCTTATGTAACTGTTTATGGATTAAGGAAAGACTAATGGCAAGTAATTTAATTCAAATAGCAACAAGTACAGTTAGTGGAACTTCAACTAACTCAATAGATTTAGTTGGAACAACTACTGATGATGTATATATGGTAGCTATAACTAATGCAAGTACAACTTCAGATGGACAAATTAGAACAAGAGTTTTAGTTAGTAGTAGTGCAGACACAAGTTCCGAATACGACCAAGCAGCTAAAGCTCTTATGGGGAATGCAGGGTTTGATAATGACGCACAAGCAAATGCAGACCATTGGCGATTTATGTTTACAGGTAATCAAACTGCTGAAACACAATCAGCAATACTTTATTTATATAATTTTAATAGGTCTAATAGGTATAGTTTTATTCAAAATGAAGTAGCAGGTTATACAAACTCACCAAAACTTTATGGATTGCAGGGCGGTGGAGTACAAACTGAGGCACAAAGTTGCAATGGCATTCAATTTTATGCGTCTAGTGGAAATTTAAGTGACGGAAGTCAATTTACCTTATATAAGGTGGTGTAATTATGAGTAAGTACGGATACATAGGAAAAGACGGACCAACACAAGCTATTAAAAGTAATGCAGGTGTGTTAACTTCTAAAGAACATAGAGATTTAATAATTGACGATAAGTTATTTATAGCAGGACAAATAGAACATATTTCTACAACTGATATATCAAGTGGAACAACCAATGTTGATATAACAGAATTACAACAAGACAAATATAATGTACTTTTATTTACTTTAAATGATGTAACAGGTGCAAGTGGTGGTGGTTTAGAAATACAATACTATGAAGATTTATCAGGAACTTCAACACTTGAAACTGCATCAGTATATCAATGGGCGCATCAAAATAATAATGCAGATGCAAGTAATTCTGAGAGTAGAAATACTGTTGGATATAATGCTTTTGGAAATGGTGGACTTCCTAATAATGGTTTTATGTATCTGTATAATGCAGGGGATTCTACAAGATATACATTTGCTACTTGGCATAGTACTAATATGGCTTCTGCAACTTTATATAATTCTTGTTGGGGTAGTAATGTTATGACACAAACAAGTGTAGTTGATGGAATAAGATTTAGGATTAGTTCAAGTAGTATTAATTTTAGTAGCGGCACTATAAGTCTTTACGGAATAAAGGAGTATTCATAATGTCTACTAACTTAGAATTTATTAACAGATATACAGCCGTACCAGGTGTTGCTTATTTAGAAACACCTGATTTATTTAGTGCAACTTATGATGTTTATTGGTACACAATAACTAAATTTAGTATTAGTGCAGATGAAGTTTTTGAACTTAAACTTTTAGACAGTTCTAATTCAGTTATTGAAGCTGACTATGATTGGGTAAGTTTACAATTAAAATCAAATACAAGTTTTGTTGAAAGCAAGAATACTAATAGACCTAAAGTTGACTTTATGTCTGAGCTTGATGGTGATTTGGAAAAAAATACAGGTCTAAGTGGTTATATTTATAATCCTTATTTATCATCATCTTATACTTATGGAAATATACAAAGTTCAGGTATGGATGGTACTAATTTATTTGGCTCTAAAAATGTATGGAGACATGGAAGTGCAGTTCAAATTAATGGCGTTAGATTTGCACCACAATCGCCAAAAACAATTAATCAACTTGAAGTAAATATGTATGGGGTGAAATAATGTCAGGTAGTTTAAATTTAATTAGTAGTGTAAGTGTTTCAAGTGCAACTGCTACTGTTACTTTGACAGGTATTGATAGCACTTATAATGTATACAGAATTATTGGAAGTAATCTTAGACCTGCATCAGCAGCACAATTAGAAGCAAGAGTAACTAAGAGTGGCTCTGCACAAACAGATAGTGAATATGATTGGGCTTATAAAGGACTCTATACAGGTGGTTCATATGTAAATGAAGGCGAACCTAATAAAGATAGTTTTTTTATATACAATGCTTATGAAGAAACAACTGCTAGTGGTAGAGGAAATGGTTTAGATATGTGGTTATTTAATTTTCCTAATGCAAGTGAAAATTCTTATTTTACTATTGAACAAAGTTATGGTCATTCAACAGATGCTACGGCAGGTAATCAAGGTGGTTGCGTTCATACAGTAGCAAGTGCTAGTGATGGAGTACAGTTTTTATGGGATGGTGGACATAATTTTGAACAAGGAGAATTTAAACTTTACGGAATAACAAAGTAAAAGTATGCTAACATAGGAGATAATATGGCAATTAAAACATTAGAACAATTTACTGCAGAAGCTCAAGCAGAGATTGATGCGAAGAAAACAGCCAACGGTGGTGATGGCATGAAAGCTCAAATCAATAATGAAGTAAGAGAATTTACAGATGCAGAGTACGACCAAGCTGTAACTGACTTAGCTGCTAGTAAATTAGATTCACAAGATAACGATTACAGTAGAGCAAGACAATCTGCTTACGCTGCTATAGGAGACCAACTTGATATGTTATATCATGACATGGCTGCTGATAAAGGTGATAAGACAGGCGACTGGTTTGCTGCTGTAAAAAAAGTTAAAGACGATAACCCTAAACCTAGTTAATACTTAGTCTTTCATTATGAAAGTATGGATTGACCAAGACCTTTGTACTGGTGATGGTATCTGTCAAGAAATTTCCCCTGATGTATTCATTGGTTTAGATGATGGATTATTTTATGTTAAAGATGGAGATAAAATCTATGCTGAAGCAGAAGGTAATGAAGAAGGTGCAAGAGGTTTAGCTA